CACGCGGGGTGTCGAATGTAATTCTATAAACACCGCCACCTGTATGAGATACTCCAGCTATGTTACCTGCAAACTCTCGTACAATTACAGTTGGAGTACCCTGAAAATTAACCCAAGAAATACTTACTCCATTTATTGCATCTATAATTGAATTCATTAGGTCTTCAGTAATTGGATCCCCAACATTCATCAGAGGTATTGGCATGATTATTCCGAAGTGTTAACTATTATACAGACAGTATTACTGTCACCTATACCGCCATCATCATTACGACAATGAATTCTGAACTTATTTGTAGACTGACTTATGAGCATTACAAATCCAGTGTCATTACCTGCACATACACTGCAACTGCCGATAATAGTATAATTAGTGTTAGATTTTGGTGTAAGAAAATTAATTTCATAATCACCGCCGCCTAACTTAGTTATACTAGATATGTCAGATGAGGAATCCCTTATGACAGCTGTATTACCGTTAAAGTTTACACGAGACATACCCATCTTATTCAATGCAGATATAATCTCATTGAATTTACTACGAGTACCTATTTGAGGTGTAGTTACATTACTTATAGTCATAGTTATTGGTAGAAAAATCCTGCATCATGATTTGTACCTACAGTACCATCAGATCCACTAACCCACCCACCTAACCCTGATTTCTGTTCTATCGTAGCTAAATCATAGGTAGGCGTATCGTTAGCCATTACATACATAGGTCTAGATGTTGGGAATTGAGGTAAATAAGCATTGTCACCCGTATGAACTCTATCATCTTCCACAATACATTGGATTTCTATAAAATCATTTGGTTTTGGTCTTATAGCTTTAACCTTACAATATTTAAGAAATGATGTACCTTGACCTATAGATATTTTTGTACGTTCCTTCTCAGTACCAGTGTAAAATGTTAGAGAGGGTGTATCTACAAATAGTATAGTTTTAGAATCTGATCCGGCGGCTACTCTATATGGGCCGAATACTTCGCCTTTATTATCAGATAATAAGGCATAAAATTGTGATCCAGTAAACTGAACTTGCTCTGATATTGTTATTTCAGGTAAGTTCACTGATTCAACATCCGCACTTTTACCCCATTGAGCTATATCATGGCTTACAGCTATAAGGGATCCATATGCCGGAAGAAATCCCTCCATTTCTGTAACAAATCTCACATTAGTGCGTCTATATGCAATATCAGCTGCTATGTAAGCTGCTTCACGCAATGCTTGATTACGATTAGTAACACCTATTAAAGTAAACTTAGCTATAATAGTAGGTGTAGTAATACCTGGAATAGGGATTATTACTGATAACAAACTCCAACTTTGCTCATCAAAATACTCTAACTCTATTCCATCAGGTGTATCTTCGGTTACCATTGCATAACTTACAGCGAATGAATTTCGCTGGATATTTCTCATATTAAACATAGCAGACGGTAATTGTACTTCAGAGTCTCTTACAAATGTGAATACACCTCCACGCATTATTGGTACAGCTCTGCCACATCTAGCAATAGCTGCTAAAGCTTGCCAGATTGTAACCTTCTTATCTATAATAGCATTATAAGTATCACCTCTACTCGTAAACAATTGATCTAATTCATATAGAGTTTGTAAGTCGATTCTGGCATCGGTTAAACCTAATGAATAATTCTGATTTTGTAATACATCAGCTAAAGCCCATGCAATACTTCTTGATTCAATAGGTACTGACCAGCCATTGACTGGATGCCATGTTCTAAGTTTCCTACGAACTATTACAGCTATTTTACGTTGACTAGTACCGCTTAATTGACTAGTAGCTCTAATCTTAATAGCTAAATAAGCAGCTGTAGGCTCTAACGTAATATCAGTATCTAAAAATGAGCGCATTCCAGCCCACTCTATATCATGGGCGGCTCTATTATTATCCTGTCTAGCATCCGTACGCTGCATTCTTACTTCATATCTACCAGATGATACATTATAGTTATATGTTCTTCTTACCGGTTTATTCGTTGCAGCTGTATAAGATTCATTAGCAAGTACTAACCAATTACCGCTTGGTTGACCTAAATCATCAATTAATCTATATTGAACAGTCCATGAAATAGTTAAACTCTGTAATCCACCCTCATCGTCAGCAAAGAATAATCCTTTATTCATTGTGACGTCTATACTAATCTTAGTAGTCCGTAACGTAGGTCCTACAGCCGCAAATGGCCCTACTATTCTAGCAGTCTCTAATGTTTGACCCGCTACTTCAATAGCATTAACTACAGCGGGTGAAACTAGTGTTTGAATCGGTGTAAATTCGGATCCTTGAATTTGATATTGAACTTCATCAAATGATGATATATCTGTATCATCAATAAGTATTGACTCAATGGTTATAGCACTACTGTTACCTATACATAATAATGCAAAGTAAAATTGATCGTTTGAGTCGTTATCAAATTCAGTATAAGGTTGCGAAGCAAAATCTGGATAAATAATATGCCTACCATATATGATAGGTATGGCTTCACCTAGTCTAGCAGAGTTACCCGCTAAAGCTATATTATATGTGGGAGATGGTGAACTAGATTGAATACCCGTAGGAACCTTTGGGACAGGCACTAATCCAGCCAATCCTATACCTACACCAGCAGCAATTAGATATGGATTAACAAATACTACACCTACAACAATTAAGACTATGCTTAATATTGTTTGAAGCGGATTCTTTCCACTACCCCCATGAGGTAATACATGAAATACTATTACATCCCCATCTTCTAATATACAATCCCAATATTTATTAGATATGCATTGACCATTAATATTACATACTATTGGTGAATTAATTTTTGGAACTAATTGTAATAAATTAGTTCCATTATTTACAGATGTGCACACCCGTTCAGCCATATTGAACGGGTTTGATGCATATATAACAACTGGATTAGGCACTTGGATTCCAATTAAAGTAATGTAATCTACTCCAACCGCTTATTCGTAATGAATGAAGGTTTTGAAACATTACACCCATACCAGTCATACAATGTATTAAACCTGATCCACCAGGTATCTCTAACCATGTACCTACATGAATAGGTATTTTATTTCTACATAATAAAGCGCATGATCCATCTATAGGTTTATCTACTTCTATCCAATTATTAGATTTAGATTGGCTAATACATAATTTAGCTATAGATATGCTAGACATAGCATCTACGTCTATAGCAGGTAAAGTACGATTGAAATGAATTAATTGTATTTTCTTAGTAAAAGACCAGCAATTAAAACTGGTGACATCATCACCAGTTCTATGCCAAGGTAAACCTATATATTGAGTGGCCCAGTGTGTCATCTTGCAGTTAATCCAGGGAACTTCAAACTGGTATAATCTTTATTTGGAAATTTACGATTAGTTAAATCACCGAATCCAGCTGTAGCAGTTACATCGGACATACTGCAATTAACATTGCGTAAAGTTAGGTTTAATACTGGCTTCATATGTGGTGCACTTAGGTCACTAGCCATATATGGTCTATAAGTAACTTCAATAGGTATACGTGATTCTTTAGCTAAATCTAAATATGGGATAAGAATTCTTGATACATTACTAACTGATATCTCTATTTCAGGGGAGGCTGAGCTGTCAGACTCGGATGGTCTAGTAAATTCGAATTTTACTGGCTCAAATCGGACCTCTTCTTCAGGATTTAATATAGCCCCATCTTCAAGAGTAGCCAGTAAAAACTCATGATCATTCACTACTCGTATACCAATTTCGTCTAATGTGACAGGATCTATAAATAATGGGTGACGAAATTCTAATGTGTGGAGAATTATTGAATCTTCAGGTGCAGAAGCATAGGCTTCTGCAATAGCTTCAGAATACGATAATCCTAAATTAGGAGTTGAAAATATCGGCATTATTAGTCTGTAGGAGGTGTATATACAACATCACCCAGTCTGTGAAGTGATCCTGCTATACTTAATGCATTATAAGTACCTACAGAATCTTGGGTAAATCCAAAAGGCATTATATGAAC